CGGTATACATCCTCAACATAGCAAGTATTATATTAGACGTGTCCGTGCTGATAACAAAGACCCGCTAACACAGTTCATGATTCAGTCAGGCTTTGTAGCTGAACCATGTGTGATGAAACCTGATAGTACTACAGTGTTTTCATTCCCTGTGAAGGTAGCTGACGGTGCTTTGTTACGTGAAGAGTTGTCTGCTATTCAGCACTTGAAGTTATGGTTGTTGTTCCAACGTCATTACTGTGAACATAAACCTTCAGTAACTATCTCTGTTAAAGAGAACGAGTGGATGGATGTTGGAGCATGGACATACAAACACTTTGATGAAGTTACTGGTGTGTCTTTCTTGCCGTATGATGGCGGTACTTACAAGCAGGCACCTTATGAAGAATGTACTGAAGAGCAATACAACCAGTTGAAGATGTTAGTTCCTGATTCAGTAGACTGGGAGAACTTCAAAGAGTATGACGATAATGTTGAAGGTGCTCAGATGTTAAGTTGCACCGCTGGTGGGTGTGCAATATAAGTTTCCTTGTGTAGTCTCCTTCCGAGACCTTTATGGCAGCCCTTCGGGGCTGTCTTTTTTATGTAATTCCACTTTTGAAAAGAGGATTTGCATAACTTTACCGAACGGTAATAATGTCGGCACTTATCAACAAATACCGACAAAATGTTACTTATAGGTAATTAAGACTCAAACATCTCTTTCTCGTGAGTTCTTCTCTTAACTAAGCCAGGCAATACCTTACCCCCAGCTTTGGTCCACACTAAGAACTGTTCTGCTGCACCTTCAAATTCTTCTCTATTGACCTTCATGCGAAGTGTGCTGTTTTGTAAGTTACCTAGACCGACATTGAAAGAGAACGACACCAAGGCATCAAACTGCCCCTGCGTTAGCGGGACTTTAATCAGCCGTAGGACTCCAGCTTCAAATCTAGCTAGGTCTTTACGAAGGATGTCGTCAATCTCTTCGCTACTCAGAACCCTATCCCAACCTGCAGGAATAGGTAGTGCCTTTCTATCAGCCATTGGTACTTTAGCGTGATTAGGGTCAATAACATGACCGACTCCAACCGTCCAGAGCAAGGCAGGGCATTGGTAAGGCTTGTTACGAACACCCTCATCTTGCTTAATCTGCTGTATGCACTTTTGACTTACTTTCATTTCTTAGACCAGCCTCTTGAACCGAACCAGTATCCGATGATAGCACCAAGCATAGCCATTTCATCTTCGCTGAATATCATGTCAGTAGCTGCAAGGAAGTCATCAATGTTTGTAATCAAAGTACCGTGAGTGAACAAGTACCAGCCGATACCAATATTGATAATGAACAACTCAGCTACGAACAAGTAAGTAACTACAGGACGAACAGTAGCAACGAATGTAGAAGCCCAAGGAGCAGCTTTCTCAAGAACTTTAGCATCATGGGCATAAGCAGCCTTAGTCATCTCAGCATCAGTCTGCATCATTACTTGGTCTGTGCGGATTTCTTCTACCTTGGCTTGAGCAAGGAAGCCCTTTTCCATCATCTGTAGTTCTCTGTCAGTCTGCATCTGAGCTAGTTCTAACTCATGCTTCTTGTCAGACTTATCTTGGAAGAAACCTAATAGACTAGGTAAACCTGATACTAGTAGACCACCTAGTGTTGAAATTAATGAAAACATACTTACTCCTTGTTAGCTAATGGGTTATCTAGTGCTCGTTTAATCTTTGTGTCTACTTCTCTACGCATCTCTCGTAGGTCTTTATCAACATCACGAGACAGCTGCTTGCCATCTCGTTCTACTTGTTCGACAACCTTCTCAAGTCTACGAACATCGTTCTTGATGTCATTCTTAATATCTCTGGTGTAGTCATTGACTTTAGCTGTTGATTCTTCCATCAATGCAAGCTTCTTGTCGTACTCTGTAAAGTCAGGACTTACATAGTTCTTGATAGCACTACGCATAGACATATAGTCATTGTAGAACTCAAAAGCACCCCAGAATGCACCACCAACAACAGGTGCAATAGTGATAAGCATCACCATCAATTTGTTAGTTAGCTTAAAACTAAAACCAGCTACACTAATCTCTTTTTCTGTATTGCTCATTTATCATTTCCTCATGTTTTATTTGACTGTTCATTAGCAAGTGATACATTGCTTTATTATTATCTGTTATAGGCTTCTTAACCATCTGCTGATACGCTAAGTCCAGTATTATTGGAGCTTTGTACTCGTGTACAGGTTGCGGTATAGTCTGCGTAGGAATCTCACCTTTAGCAGTTGTAGTTTGTCTAGGAGCTTGCTTAGGCTCTGACTTCTTTTCTGTCTTTGGCTCTGCTTGAGGAGCGTTGGACTGTACGGTATTTGACTGCGTATTCGTGGCATTGGTTGTATTATTAACTGGTCTAGTAATTACTTCGTTGACAACTGGGTCAGACACGACAGGAGTTTCAACAGCAACTGTGCCTGTTGTACTGACTTGCAGTACTGGTGCTGAAACAACTGTCCTTGGTGCTGGTACAATGTTAGCAAGTGCGTAAGCTTCGTTGTATTTAGGACATCTTCTGTCATACAACGCACTATTGCTGCATTGTTGATTGAAATAAGCTTGAGCATATCCTGTGCATCTTGTGTCATATAGAGCATTCTGTGTGCATTGCTGATTAAAATAGGCAGCTTCGTAGCCAGGACAAGAGACATCATATAGACTGTTAAGGCTACATTGTTGCTCATAATAGGCTACCTGATAGCCACTACAACTTGAGTCATACAATGGACTAAGAGTACACTGTTGAGCTAAATAAGCCTGTGCATATCCTGGACAACTGATACTTGACAGAGGGTCTGATAGACACCTATCTCCAGTAGATTGTGTAATATACGACACAATTTCATTGCTAGTAAACCCTGAACCATGATAGTATTGAGTAAACTCACCGACCGAGGTATCCCCAGTCATCCCAATGGTCACAGGTCGACCAGGGCTGATGTTTACTTGTTCATAGTGCATACCGATGTAGCCACTAGGTCTAATCTCAACACCAAAGGTGTTTAAGTTCTGTGGTGCACCAAACTCACTGATGTTTTCCCACTTGTATCTCTGATACTGAGGTGTTCCTTCAGTTAAGAACCTGCCACTATAGTTAAGCAAGTCTGTCTGTAACGGCATGATAGCGAAATCAAACGGACTACCAGTAGAAGTTCTTAAGTCAAACCCTGTACAACACCAACTATTTGTCGGATTGAGGAAGCCAACAACACCGTTACTGAACATAAAAGATTCAGTAAACACACGACCGTGATAAGGGAATGCAAACTGAAGTGGAACTCTAACATAGCCATCATCAGAAATATTGTGTTGTAATACAACTTGTGCAGTTGTAATATTGCACCATAATGCAATAACACATACTAGCCATCTCATTTTATCTTTGGTCTGTCAGGAATTAACTTAGGATTAGCTAACCAATATTCCTTAGCTTCCTTACCCACAAATCCTTCAATCGGACAGTATGTACCAGCGTCCCACATACCCCACCAGTTATTAGCATCTTGACACATCACAGACACAGCAGCAGTCTTCATCTGCATATTAAACAGTGATTCTGCCTTGATAATCATCTCACAGTTCTTGTCTGTGATTGTTGTACCCATTGAGATACCGAAGATTTGTGTTTGCACTGCAGCAGCCACACCGCTACTACACATCTTGTTATTGATAGTTGTAATAGACGGTGAGATAGCTGACGGAGGAGGAGACTTTACTGTTGTCTCTGACTTACTGGTTGAATCAGTGATGATTGGTTGAGCCTGTACAGGTACATAGCTTAGACAAACAATCACTAAACCAACCCAAAGGTATAGTATAGTCTTCATTCTTCTGATGGAGTAGGTTGAGTTAAACCAAAAGCACCACGACCTGTTTGTTTTAAAGCAGCCTCTCTAAACTTCATATACAAGGCAGGGTCTTTAAGTGCTAACTTACCAAGAGCCTCAGCTGTTAAGCCAACTGTTGTTCCAGCAGCTAAAACAATAGGATTAAACAAGCCAGTATATCCCAAACCAGTAGCAACACCAATGTTCTTTAAATCAGACGGCGTAATGTTCTCAGCAGTATCTTTACCAATTACTTTTAATGCTTCTTTAGCATACTGCTGTAACGGACCTGCACCAGCACCACCTTGTAGTGTTGATGTTTGAGTTGTAGCTGATTTCATCAACTGCTCTGGGCTAAAATTACCAGAGTTAGATGAAGCTTTTTTAGCAGCGTCTGCAACTCTGTATAGGTTTGTCCAAGCATTATCAGCAGCTTTAATAGCACCTGTAGGGTCAATACGATAAGTATAGTTCTTAAAAGAATCCATTACTTCTTCGTACATTCCTTTACGAGCCATACCAAGCTCATCTGTAGCATTCGCTAAGTTATCAAGTCTAGCTTGTAGGTATCGTTTAATGTTGTGAAGACCTTGTCCGTCTATTTCTAATGGAGAGCCTTGTCCAAGTCTATTACTAGGTCCTTGTTTAAACTTACTGATTACATTCTTACGAATTTCTTGTTCAAACTTATTAAAATCGTTAGGGTCTAACACATTCTTTGCGTCGTCAAATATAGTTCTCATTGATGTAAACAAATCTTCATCAGGAGCAACCTTGCCTATTTTATTAAAAGCAGTTGTATATGCTTGTGAAGCTAATTTACGACCTTGAGCAACCATCTCAAAACCGTCAGCACTTGCTTTTGATACTGTTTTACCAATCGGTGCTAAAGCTTCATTAAGAGTAACATAAGTAAATGCTTGTTTTAGTTTCTCTGTTGAAGTTTCTTTACCTACTAATTTCTTAGCAGTGTTAAGAATATCCTCGCCAGAACGCATTACAAAACCACCAAGACCGCCAAATGCTTGTCCTGGAGATAGTTCAGCACCTGCTTCTAATAACTGTTTAGCACCGTCTCTAAGTGCTGGTAATACAGTTTTTGCACCGACACCAAACAAACCACCAATAACAGCTTGTTCTGCTTTACCTCTTAATACATCCTCTGTAGATAAATCTTTACCTGTGACAGGATTCAAAGTACTACCAACAACCGCACCTGTAACAATACCTCCTGGTAATAATCTGTTTACAGGGTTTAAAATACTTGTTACTAGCTCTGCAGCATCCACACCAGTTAAACCAGCTTCTTTTCTTGCAGAAGCTTGTTGTTGTTGGATACCTTCTACATACTTACGACCTGTCTCACCGCCTACTACTTGCGTAACAGCAAGTGCTGGATTAATTAAACCTTTAACAGCACCTTGTCCTACAGCCTCTAAAGGAGTTACAGGCTGAACAACAGCTCTACGACCGCCCATCTGTCTTGGAACACCGAATGCAGCTCCACCTTCGTTAGACGCAAATCCTTCAGTTCTAACATCAGGTAGTGCTGATTGTTGTGAGTCTACTACAAAACCTTCAGGAAGACTTGTAGATGGTTGTTCTAATACAAAACCTTCTGGTAATGCCATTATTTACCTCCTACTGTCTGCCATGTTTTACCGCCATCATTAGACATTATTCTTTCTTTTGTCTGTGGGTTGGTAGCATAAATTGTTGTTTGTTGTGCTGTTGCTTGTCCTTCTTTTGTTCCTTGCTTAGGTTTTGTAAAACGACCTTCAACACCGTAGTCAGTGTCAAAACCATAGCGTTTTTCACTTTTCTGTAAAAAGTTATTAGTTGTTGCAACAGCCCTATCAACCCATTTTTTCATGACACTAGGCTCTGATTGGAAGCCAGGGAAGTCTTTAATCATCTGTGTCATCTCTTTATCAGATGAAGCACCTTTCAATTGAGATAGGTTGTTTAGAACACTTCTAATACCAACTTCGTTAATCTTTGTCTGAGCTTCTAATGTCTTCGTTGGTCCAACTAACTTACCGCCAACAACCGTTGTATAGTCAGCCAGTGAGCCATAAGCATTATTAATATCATCTTCAGTAATGTTTTGTAGTTTGTATATTAATGAAGAAGCAGAATCGTGCGACTTCTGTGAATCTTCAAACTCTCTAGCAGATACTTTTCTACCTTGGTTATTAAAGAAATTACCTTTTGCATCTACATAACCAGCTTTAACACCGTTGTTAGATACAATTTCTTGTTTTCCGCCTGTTGTTGCAGATAGTCTAGCTTTTTTATCAGCAGAAGCTTGAACAGCTCTCATTACTTGGTCTGGTGTGCCATACTTACGAACAATTCTTAATATGTCTTCGTCTGTAGCGTTCTCACCAAGTGTATTTAGTTCATCACGAAGCTTCTTCTCTTGACTAATCTTTTGCTCAGACATCTGTGCTTCAGAACTTGCTTTAGTTCTTTTATCAGCTTCGTTAGCTGCCTGTAGTGCTAAGTCGCCATAACCTTTAGCAGACAAAGCTTGTGCAAACTGACGCAATCCATCAGGTGTAGAGACATCAAACTGATTACGCATTGTTTGTACATCACGAATCTTAGCTAACTGAGGGTCTTCAACACCTAATAAACCACCCACAGCTCTAATAGCTTCACCTTCAAG